CCTCTACCTAGTATGTCCTTGAGAAAGGATCATATGATTCCTTACCGTTTCTCCAAGTCTTCGGAGACAAGTGTCATTAAAGTAGTTTTGGTCACTGCGATATTTATGATGATCGCTTTGTACCTTGCTGGTTGTGCTTTCGACAAGCTGTCGATTGAGCACGGAGCGTTGGGGAATCCCCCTACCGTTCCGCCAGCTACACTACCTTAAGAGGAATAAACCTCTTGACACCTTATATCAGTGCTGTATCTCCAGGTCCAACCATCTATGGGGTCCCCTAAGAAGGGAATTTCGCCTAACGGCGACCCATATGCCAGCTATTGCTGTCTACATATTTATAGTAGAGGTGGACGTAAAGATTAATCAGAAATATATTCAACATCACTTTGCATGGAGCGGACTTAAGTGCCTCCCCTTGCATAGATGACTAGATGCATATTCTCTGCCAGCCCTGATATCTCTTCGTATTCAAGGTATCACACGTTGGGGCGAGCTCTTGTTAGGTGAACCATATGGCCACCATAATAGAGCAAGATCCGTATAAACAGATCATCGTCTCAATGTTGTGTGACATTCGAAACACACACAGTGAAGTATTAACACCACGTGCATGTCGTTTAACTATCCAAAAGGTAGAAAAACGAATTGCACGGGAAGGCATGGGTTTTCTTACGAAAACCCTCCCCCGTCTAGCTAAAGCTCTTGATAGAGCTTTAACTGGAGAAGTACCGCTGAACGCGGTCGAGTTGAGGTTTAAACCTCTTCCCAACAGCAAGCTGCCCAAATTCTTGGGTGAGCTTTTTCAACGCATCTTTTCTCACGACGGATGGATTCTTCCAATACCATGTGTGAAGAGCATCATTGCTATAAGGCAAATCTCTGGCTTGTTTTACAAGCTTGAGCTGCCCTATAGTGACGCGCTTGAACAAAAGGTCCTTGAAAAGTTTATTAAAACTGATCAAGAACTCGCAGACTACAACAAGAGATTCGAAGAAATTTCGAATCTTATTGATAATATCGGTACTAAAGCTTATGAACGGATTAATCCGCCCATGGCTTCTCGTGCGATCCTTAGAGCGAGAAGAGTCCTTTCGGACTTATTCGCGTTCTTCGATCCTCAAGACATCCTACCCAGGCACGGCCCAGGAGCTGTTTCTACAAAAGAAACGCTCTATGAGAAGTACTGGTTTAGGAGAGTCTCAAAGTCGATCACGGCCGTGTATCCTTTGGATGCATATTTCTATGCTTCCTTAGGGCACGTATGTGACTGCCAGAAAGAGATATTATCTCTTCCTGATCACTCTGTCCCGGCAAAAGTTTTACTTGTGCCTAAAGACAGTAGAGGACCACGACTTATTTCTTGTGAACCACTGGATAACCAGTATATTCAACAAGGAATTCATCGTGCGATAGTTAGTCTTGTCGAACGTCATCCATTAACTATGGATAATGTTCGATTCACAGACCAGAACGCCAATCGAAATGCTGCCTTAATGGCATCACGTGATGGGCGGTACGTAACACTTGACCTGGCGGAAGCCAGTGATAGGGTTACGACTGGTCTTGTTCGCTTGTTGTTTCCAGGTCACGTTTTACCGTGCCTGATGGCAACAAGGAGTGAGTCAACGGTACTACCTTGTGGACAAGAATTAAAACT